AACGCACTTAAACCACTTTGTGATTGAACTTGGTCTAAGAATGGATTAACAATACCCAAGAATCTTTGTCTTGTAGCAGCAGTATTTTGCTCAAACACAAGGAATCTTGAAGAACTTGCAATAAACTTCTTAACTTTAATAAGAAGTCTTCTTACATTGATTCTATCAAGAGCACTTGATTTTTTCTGTAATGTTTTTTGTCCAAATACAGTCACTCCTTGTCCAGGAAATGTTGCGATTGGATTAACATTTGAATCATACAAGGTATCCCTATCTGATTGAGTTAGTTTTCTTTCTGCTTGAATAGCTGTATCAATTCCACCACGATTCAATCCAGCAGGAGCGAACCAGGGGTGTGCAACTTGGTCGTTAAATGCATAAATTCCACCAAGTGACACGGAAGGTGGCACCCATCTTTGAACCCCTATCAAAGTATCAGGTACTTTAATCCAAGGCCAATACATAGCTGCGTAATTTGAATCTCTTGTTTCAGCTTGTCCCGTAGCATCTCCTACATTTTTACCATACAATACAGGATCAATAATTGCAAAACAATCTTGTCTATCTTCACAAACATCAATTATTTTACTAGTTACACTTGTATGTACAGAACCAATAATACCAGGTGCTAAGATTAAATTAATATCATACTCATCTTGATTTGATATTAAATTTAACGCCTGTATATAAGCAGTTTTACCTTTATTATCTACATCAGGATTATATCCTTGAGTGTTTGTATCAGCTATATTTTCATAAAAGTTGACTGCGGAACCTGTAGCAGAACCACCAGCAGCTGGAGTAATACTAAAATGATTACCTAAACCATCAAATCCAGACCAACCATCTGTTCCTCCAGAAAATCCTCCACCTTCAGAACCACTACCTGCGGCTGGTAAAGAACCTGTTGCTGTAGCAGTAACTCTGACATCTCCGTTTTCATCAAGATAATCAGCTATGTTTGCTATATTACTTACTCTAACATATTTAGATTTTCTTGGATAATCACCAACTAATTGTACAAATGGATTTGAATTTTCATCTGTTCCTATACTATTGTATTGGTCGCCTACAGCTTTTGCAAGATAATTATTTGAATTTGGGTCAAGACTTACATTTGTAAATGTTTCAATAGTTTGTTTTCTTTTAACATTATCATTTCCAGCTCTAATAGCGAGTGTAAATGTTCCTTTTGTGGTGTTCACATTTGATATTTCATATCTTATATTATTTTTTGAACCACTTGTTAATATACTATTTGTACCTTCAGTTGAACTAGCATTGTTTAACAAGTTACCATCACTCAATGTTGTTAATGTGAATGATGATGATATTGCACCTGGTGTAGAATTTGCATTAGCTGATGAGGATATGGTAGCGGTAGCTGGTCCAAAATCACCATCTAATATTCTAACAACTGTCAATACATTTGAATTTCTTAAATACTGCTCTGCCGTATGTGATGTTAAAAACTGAACTGAATCAGAACCACTTTTGAACACATCTCCAAATTTGTTTTGAAAATCAGAAAATGATGTTACAACAGTTGGGATTCCAGCGGGACCTTTAACAGTAGGCCCTATTAAACAGGCCCCTATATCAGCAACAGCAGCGGGTAAAAATGACTGGTCTATTTCATTGGTAAATACACCAGGACTTATTATTTTTTCGGCCATTGAATTTCTCCTAAATCTTTAAGTTAACTTTTTGAGGTTAAATATACTATTTTGCGCATTAGTATTATTCATATATAAATATATGATTAAAACTCAAAACAAAAATATTTTTTCTAATTATTACGATTTATTTGGTGTGAATACACCTGTTTCTGGATTTAAAGTTCCTTGACCATACTTTTCTGTAATTGTATCAAGAAATTTTTGTTCATCATCTTGAATTTTATTAAAAGTTTCTGTTAGTGCTTTATGTTCTTTTTCTAAAGAAACTTCTTGTTGTTCAAGTCTTAATTTTGCAATACCTAATTGTCCAAATTTATTTGTAGTATCAGCATAAGATTTTTGAATATCTTGAACTTGTTTTAGTTCTTCTTCTGTAAATTTTATTTCTGATTGTTGTTCTTCTAACTTTTCCGCTAGTTTTGACTCATCTGTCATTTGTAACCTCCATTTATGATTTGTTATATAACTATATATAAATATATATAAATTTTGAAAACAAGTAAATTATTTTCCTACTTGTTCATCTGTAGCATCACCTTCAAATCCAAAAGTAATTCTTGATGGTGTTAATTCTTTTTTCATATTTGATACTTTATCTGTAACTACTGAATTTAAATATTCAGGTAATAAATAAGCTTTTGTTAATACTGAAAAAGTCGCTTTTATAAATCTCTCACCATCTTGATTCATTTCTGACGCGTCTGAAATGTTGTCTATATTACATAAAAATTTGTTTTTAGTTCCATCACCCCAATATGTATGAGATTGGTCTACAAATGATTCAACAAGTGGATTCATTTGTTCGATAAAATTTGTCCACAATACAAATTCATAAGTTATATCACTATAAGTTGGCATACCAGTAACTATATTTTCAAAAGCTGGTTTAGCACCTGTTAAAACAGAAAATCTATCATATTGATTATCTTTACTCCATTTTGCATTTCTAACGACATTAATGTGTTTACTTTTAACATCGTGTGAAAAAGCTTGTCCTGATAAATCGTTTCTTGATATCTCAGTCCTTCTTAACATTATTAATGGAAGAATTAGTGCCCCACCACTATCTCGTAGTACTCCTCTTTTCCTAACTGCTTTCCACCTCTCTTCATTACCATAATAAACAGGAACTTTAAATGTTTCATTAGATTCTCTAATCATTGGTTTCATTACATTTTTAACATGAGTTAAAATAGAAGTATCAACATCTTTAAGTGTAATAGCATAATTTTCTGAAAGATTACTACCCGGTATAACAGTAGTTTCACGATTGCCTCTAGCAGTAATTCCTTTTGTAGAAATTTGGTCTGCTCTGTTAATATTTGCTTTACTAACAACTTCTTTATTTGTAATCTTATTTACTGCCATTTCTTCTTCTCAATGCTTTTAGTTTATCTTTTTTAGTTTTAACTTTACCTTTAAATTCTTGTGATTTGATTGCACTCGTGTCAACTTTACCTATTGCAATCTCTCTTTTTATATCTACTTCTACTGCTTTTGTACCTGTTTGACTACCACCTGGTATATTATCTAATTTATTTACTATTTTACCCATGAGCTCTTCCATTTTCAAATTACCGTTTGGTTCAGGTATGTAAGTGTGTTTTCTTTCACCATATACATCAGTATCATCACTAACATTACCATTTACTTCTTTTTTAGGATTAGGTGTAGGTTGAAAATTTCCATCATTTTCATCAAACTTTACAATTCTTTTATGTGTTATTCTTTGTACAGCCATTATCTTCTATCTATCCCAACATATTTTGCTTTTTCTTTATTTAACCATTTAGCTAAATCATTACCATTTTTAAATTCTTTTGAATACTTATCACCAATAGCTATAATTCCTTTTCTACCTTTGTAAATATTAAAACTCTCTCTACCAACCCTGACTTTTAGAGCATCATTATCATATGCACCTGGTAAAGATGATACCTCACCACCTGGCATATATAAATACTTGCCTTTCATTTTAAACTTTCCCTCTGATAATAAGTCTTTTAATTTAATCATTTAGGTCTCTCCTCTATCTGTAATGATGATAATCTTGCAAAGTGTGCAGTTGCTTTTATTTGGTGTTTAAAGTTTGGATGTCCTGCAAATAATTGTGGTTCTGTTGTTCCATTGATTTCCCAATAATTATCATTCCAATCCACAATATCACCAGTTTCTGGAACAAAATTTAATGAACCACTTGATAAATTTTCTCTTTGAAAATATAATTCTATACTGGAATTTGTGTCTGCACCAAATTCTGTTTGTTGTACTTCAGGTTCATTATAAAGAATTAAACAATTAACTCTAAAACCAATGTCATAATATTTAGTAGTAGATTCACCATAAACATTTTCATTTGTTCTATCTACATTTATTTTATAAATATCTACTGATTGTCCTACAATTTCATCAATCAATTCTTCATTCATCGAATTAATTAAATCAAATTCTTTTTGTGGTACAAAAAATGGTTTTGTTTGACTCATTATTTTATCCTATGTATATTTTTAATGGTGCTTTATTCAATACTTGTTGTTGGGCTTCTGCAACTTCTTGTTCTTTTCTTGAACCTTCCGATAATGAAACTGATTCTAAAAATTCTTTTAATTCTTCTAATAAGTTTGACTTTTCATCTCTACCCTCTACTTTTAATGCTTCACCATCTAATGAAACTTCACCATTTGGTAATGGCATTGACGCATATTTACTTCTAATAATTCCAAGTAATTCTTTTGATAATGCCAATGTAAATTTTCGTATCCAATTCCTACCAGGAGCATTTATTTCTTCATATGTAATAAATTTATATGGTATATTAGAAGGGTCTGATACTTTTGAATCTGTATATGTTCGTGTTACATCTTGTTTATCTGATTTATCGTAATAATGAAAATATATCTTACTACCAACATCAGAAGCTTCTACTTTAGGGAATAATCTTAATTTATTATTTACCAATTCAAACGAATATGCTGATTTTCTAACTAAATCATTTGTTTCAATTGCATTAGCTCTAGCTAAATCATATGACATTGGTCTCAATATATAAGAAACTGCTGGGGATACATTTCCAAATCCAAATGAATCCAATAATTCAATATTATCATAACTTCCAGCGAATGGGTCATAGAATTTAGATATAGCAGCTGGTCCTTGATTATATACTTTTTGTATTTCTAATCTACTAGCTGATTGTTCTAAAAAAGCGTCAGTAGGTAAATTATAAACTTGTTGGTCTGCAACTAATGTAACCGAACCTGTATATAAATTAATACCACCACCTACATTTACAGCTTCCCCATATTGTTCTGAAAGTAAAAATGTTGA